ACGCTAGTTTTACAAATGCTTCTTTTACAGCAAACGGATGTTTAATTTATAATTCAGATAAATCAAATAAAGCGGTCGCTGTGGTTGCCTTTGGTGCAGATAAAACTGTAACAAGTGGAACTTTTACAATTCAATTCCCTACAGCAGACGCAACTAACGCAATCATAAGATTAGCATAAGGAGGCCCTCCTTATGGCAAACACTTGGAACCAATCAGGCACAACCTGGAATACTGGTCGTTGGGGAACAACTGATCCTTTTGCAACTGGTTGGGGTGCTAAAGCTTGGAACGATGGTGAGTGGAATGATCTTTCAAATGAGACTGTTAGTCTTACGGGTATATCAGCTACTCTTAGTGTAGGTTCTCCAACTATAACAGCTGAAATAAATACTGGTTGGGGACAAGACGGTTGGGGCGTTGAAAACTGGGGTATCTCAGGAGTAACTGTAGAAATAGAAGCGCCAACTCAAATATTATCTTCTCTTGGAGCTTCGGCTTGGAACGAAGGCACGTGGGGCAATAGTAGTTGGGGTATATTTAATTTAACTCCTGCAGACGTAATGGGACTAACTGGACTAGATATTACAAGTTCTGTTGGATCACCTTTAGCAAAATCAGATTTTACTGGAACATTAACAGGTCAACCAGCAACTGTAAGTGTTGGATCACTCACTCCTGCAGATGTAATGGGCTTAACTGGACTAGATATTACAAGTTCTGTTGGATCAATTTCTCCAGCAGATGTCATGGGTTTAACTGGACAGCAAATAGATATCACTTTAGGAGATATTTTAATTACCACAAACCCTATAATAAATATACCTAGTTTTAGTATTACTTCATCTGTTGGAAGTATTGCTCCTGCAGATGTAGTAGGAATATCTGGTGTGTCAGCTACATTATCTGTAGGATCTATCGCACCAGAAGATGTTATGGGTTTAACTGGACAAGAAGTAACAGTTTCTGTGGCAGGATTTGGAACATCAACAGGCTTTGGAATACAGGCATATCAAGACGTTGACACAGGTTCAAATATTTCGTATTCTGATGTTGCAACAGGTACAAATATAACATATAGTGACGTCGCATAGGAGAAAATTATGGCATCAACATTTACGCCCTTAGGTATAGAACTTCAAGCGACCGGTGAAAATGCTGGTCAATGGGGAAATAAAACTAATACAAATTTACAACTTATAGAGCAAATAGCTGGTGGTTTCACAACACAAGCAGTTTCTGATTCTGGAGATACAGATCTTGCAGTAACTGATGGTGGAACAGGTGCAACTCTTGCACACAGAGTTATAGAATTTACAGGATCACTTACAGGATCAAGAAATGTTACTATACCTATCGATGTTCAAGATTTTTATATTTTAAAAAATTCAACAAGTGGATCACAGAACGTAGTATTTAAATATGTATCAGGTTCAGGAGACAGTGTAACTGTTGCTCCAGGAGCGGTTAAATTAGTTTATGCAACTGCTAACGATGGAACTAACCCAGATATTGATGATACAGGTTTTATAACTGCTGCATCAACAGATACTTTAACAAACAAAACTTTAACAGCTCCAAAAATTGCAGACGCAGGTTTTATTGCAGATGCAAATGGAAACGAACAAGTAATATTTCAAACAACATCTTCAGCAGTTAATGAATTAGAAATAACTAACGCAGCAACTGGAAACCCACCAATCATAGGCGCAAGTGGAGAAACTAACGTTGATGTTCATATTAAACCAAAAGGTTCAGGAGAAACTAGAATAGGTACAGGTGCTGCTGCAGCGACTTTAACAACAAGTGGTGCACACGACCTTGTCTTAGACACAAACTCAGGAACTAACTCAGGTACAATTACAATTACAGATGCAGCTAATGGAGATATAACTATAGCTCCTAATGGAACTGGAATTGCTAAAGCAGTAGACGCTTCGGACGCTACTGGTGCAATTAAGATTGCAGGTAAAGAAACTATTTGGGTTCCAGCAACTGCTATGTACCCTAACACTACAAGCGGTTGTGCAGATCTTGCTCAAACAGAATTATCAAATGGTCCAGAATTAAAGTCTTTAGATTTCGATAAAGACTCAGATGAATTTGCACAGTTTGCTGTTGCCTTTCCTAAATCATGGAATGCAGGCACAGTAACTTTTCAAGCATTTTTTACAGCTAACTCAACAAACACTGGAACCACTGCATGGGGATTATCTGGTGTAGCTTTAGCTGATAATGGAGACTTAAATACTGCTTTTGGAACACAAGTTGTTGCAACAGCAAAAGCTATGAGTGGAACAGCAAACGATTTAGCAGTTGCAGCAGAAAGTGGAGCAGTAACTATTGCAGGTTCACCTGGTGCAGATGAGTATGTATTTTTTCAAATTTCAAGAGACGTGTCAGCAGATAGTTTAACAGCCGATGCAAAACTATTAGGTATTAAATTATTCTTTACTACAAGTGCTGCTAACGACTCGTAATAGGAGAAACACGTGAGTTCATTTGGATATAAAATATTAGGATTTGGCGGAGGAGATGCCAAAAAAACTTTAGATTTTGATTTTTTATTAGTCGCTGGTGGCGGCGGCGGAGGGGTCGATGATGGCGGCGGCGGAGGCGGCGGCGGTCACAGAACATCTTTTCCTGGAGGAACTAAAGTAACAGTAGAATCAGGAGCAACTATTACAGTTGGAACTGGTGGAGCTGGCGGAGATAATGATTCTCCAGATCCTGCTTTAACAAAAGGACAAGACGGACTTAATTCACAAGCAGGAACTATTCTCTCTACAGGGGGAGGAGGTGGAGGACCACCTAGTGTTAATGGAAATCCTGGAGGCTCCGGTGGCGGAGGTGCTCTAAACGGTACTGGCGGAGAAGGAAACGCAGGAGGCTTTTCACCTGCTGAAGGTAATGACGGCGGAAACGGCGGCGGAAATAATTCTGGCGGCGGAGGCGGCGGAGCTGGCGCTGTAGGACCTAACGGATCTGGCCCTCAAAATGGTGGCCCAGGAGGAGCAGGAACTGCAAACTCAATTACAGGATCGTCTGTAACTAGAGCTGGCGGCGGAGCTGGAGGTTCCAATGCATCTGGTGTTAAAAGTGGAGGCGCTGGCGGAGGAGGAAATGCTGGTGGCCGAAGTGATGGTCAAACTCAATCAGGCGGAAACGGCCAAGGCGGCGGCGGAGGCGGCGGCCCGGGAGGATCACCTGCAAGAGATGGCGGATCAGGAGGAACTGGTAATGTTATTTTAAGAGATCCAACAGGAACTTCGTTAACAGTATCACCTGGATCAAATTCAACAGCAACGGATGGTGGAGCTACACTTGCAATATTTAACGTATCTGGAACTATAGTTTTTTAATATGTCAAGAGGATCTGAAATTTATAAAAAAGTAGCAAAAGTTGTGTCACAACAAGATCCTTTTAATGTAGGTGTGCAATTAAAAGTTTGTAGTGAAATATTTATGATTGATGATATGGACACCCAAGAGCATTGCGTTAAATTATTTGGTGAGGGCGAATATAAAGATTTAATAGGAGTTCAAGCAATTGGAGCTGTTTGGAAAGAAGATAAAAATAAATTTGTTTCTATGCAACCTTTTCAATCTTGGACATGGGATGATACAAATGATGTATGGGTTCCACCTGTTGCAAAACCTAATACAATAGGAAACCCTACTTTTACTAATTCTGACGGAAGTGAACAAGATGTTTATGCAAATGTTGCAGAATGGAATGACGCTGAACAAAGATGGGAAAATTTAAATAGAGAGGATAATCAAAATTATTACTGGAATCCAAGTAATAATACTTGGATTTTAATAGAATAAAAAGATATACAGTAAAAAAGAAAAGAAAGATTATGGTTCATTACGAAAACCTTTATTGGTATTTTGCTAGCGCTTTAACGCCTAAAGTTTGTAATAAAATTATAAAAGTAGGACAACAATCCAAATTAATAACAGCGAGAACTGGAAATTTTTCTCAAGACAAATTTAAAACTTTAAATAAAAAACAAAAAAAGAATTTAAAAAAAGACAGAGATTCTTATGTTTCTTTTATAGACGAACAATGGCTATATAATTTACTTTTTCCATATCTTAATACTGCTAATGAAATGTCTGGGTGGAAACATCAAGTAGACTGGGCAGAACCTATTCAATTTACAAAATATAAAAAAAACCAACATTACACTTGGCACAATGATGTTGGAAATGGAAAACAATTTGGATCAGAAAAAACAAAAGGAAAAATAAGAAAACTATCTTTAGTTGTTTGTCTATCAGATAAAAAAGATTATGAAGGTGGAGACTTTTGTTTTCAATTTAGAAACTCGGCTAAATCTGATGTTGAAACTGTAGTTAAAGAAATTAGGACTAGAGGCACTATTATAGTATTTCCATCTTATTTATGGCATAAAGTAAAACCAGTAACTAAAGGTACAAGATATTCTTTGGTAATGTGGGTGTATGGGTATCCATATAAATAAAATGTTTAATAATTGGAATCATAATCAATATATTAATATTAAAAATTTTATGGCAGAAGAAGATTTTAAAAAAATAAAAAAAGATTTGGTAAAAAATTTTAATAAACATCCTCATTCTGATAAATTAAAATCAGGTAAACAAACTACTTCTAACTTACATAAAGTATTTACTGACACACATTGGAAAAAATATTTTAAAAAATTAACAGATATAATGACAGATATCGGCAAAGATAAATTATACAAATGTTGGGCTTTAAAAGTAACTAAGAATCAAAAACAATTTTTACACAAACATCCAGAAAATAAATACACAAGTATATTTTATGTGTGTAATCATAATTATGCTTTAGGGACACGGTTAGTAGATAATAATGTTGATATAATTATTCCAGGGCACGAAAATTCTATATTAATTTTTGAGGGCACTATTGTGCATGATGCAGTTTTTCCTACAGAAAAAATTAAAAAACCAAGGTATACTTTAGTAACAGATTATGAATAAAGATTGGATAGTACAAACTAAAATAGATATTAGCACTATAAAACTTATTATGAAAGATATTGTAGGAATTGAAGTAGATGTAGCACTAAAAAGTACCAGAGGTTTTAACTGTAAACAATTTGATTTATTTAATCAAAGATCTAAATTTAAAAAAGTAATTAATTTAATTAAAAGTGAACTTTGTAAATTAGATAATAAACAATATAATTTACTATCAGCATGGACGGTTATAGGCCAAGAAAATAATTATCATTTAGTCCACAGGCACAATAAACCAACAAACCATTTAGCTACAGTTTTATATTTAAAAATGCCTCCAACAAATAATCTACATCAATCAGGAGAATTTTATTATTTTTTAAAAGACGGTAATAAAATAACCTGTAATAATTTTTTACCTGAAGAAGGAACTTTAATAATTATGCCTGTTCATATATTACATGGAGCCTACCCTCAACCAAAGGGCATTAGACAAACTTTAAATTTAGATTTTGAAGTATTAGATAAGGGCAGACCGTGAATAAATTTAAAAAAAATAAATATTTAGTTGTAAAAAAAGTAATAGATACAAAAGTAGCAGATTTTGTAAAAGACTATTTAATTCTTAAGAAAAAAGTTGCTGAAACTGTTACTAAAGCAAACAATGGAAATAAAATACATCCAACTTATGGTGCTATTGGAGATACTCAAGTAGAAGGAACGTTTAATATGTATGGAGACCCAGCTACAGATACTTTATTAAAAAATATAAAACCTTTAATGGAAAAACAAACAGGATTAAAATTAATAGAAACATACTCTTATTGTCGTGTGTATAAAAAAGGAGATATTTTAAGACGACATAAAGATAGACCTTCTTGTGAAATATCTACAACTTTAAATTTAGGCGGAGACTCTTGGCCTATATATTTAGATCCTACGGAAAAACAAAATAAAAAAGGAATTAAAATAGATTTAAAACAAGGAGATATGTTAATATATTCTGGTTGTGATTTAGAACATTGGAGAGAAGCTTTTAAAGGGAAATCTTGTGTTCAAGTTTTTTTACATTACAATAAAAAAAACGAAAGAAGTTTAAAATATGACGGACGGTTACATTTAGGATTGCCCTCTATAAAAGAAATTTCTATCTCTGACAAAGATAGTGATTTTTTAATGTTATGAAAATAAATAAATTAATAAAGTCTGAAATGAAAAGAGAATACTTTTTTGTAAAGGGAAAGGTGTCACTAGACACTAAATATTTTATAAATAAAATAGAACAAGGAATACAAGAAAAAAGTAACAAAAATTATCAAACTAATCTTATTAGCGGCATGACTTCGTATCAATATTTTATAAATGATAAAAACTTTATTAAGGTATTATTACCTATGTTTGATTTAATAGATGCGACTGATTTTAAAGAATGTAATCGATATCTTTTACAAGATGCATGGGGGTTTAAACAATCTTTTTCTGATTACACTGTAAAACATCAACACTTACCGGCTTTTGTATCAGGTGCAATTGCATTAAATAAACACAGTCAATCATTATACTTTAGTGACATAAACGAAACTTTAGAATTTGAGCCGGGTAACTTTGTTTTATTTTCTAGTTTTTTAATGCATGGTAATAATAGAAATACTACTGATAAATCTAGATATGGATTAAGTTTTAATTTTTATCCAAAGCAGGCAACGTGAAAGAATTTAAAAACAACAAAAAAAATAATTTTATCGCAGGGTGGTATATAGACAAAAAAATTTGTAATAGTTTAATTAAATATCACAATAAATCTAAAAAACTTATTAGAGGCACATGTAATAGAAAAGGAGTTGTTGGCGTGTATAAGAACATAAAAGACTCTATAGATTTAAGTTTATCACCAGTAATTAAAGATAAAGTTCCAGAGGAGTATTTAAAAACATTATCTAAAGTTGTAGAAAAATATAAACAAAAATATGTTTATGCAGACTGGATGCATACTCAATGGAGTATTTATGAAAATTGGAATATTCAAAAGTATCCTAAAAAAGGAGCATTTCATGAATATCATTATGAAAGATCAGGAGCTACTGAAAAGTCTTGTCGTAGGCATTTAGTTTTTATGACTTATTTAAATGATATTAAAGAAGGTGGTGAAACAGAATTTTTTTATCAAAATTTAAAAATTAAACCTGAAAAAGGATTAACTTTAATTTGGCCAGCTGATTGGACATTTACACATAGAGGTGTTCCCTCTTCTAAAGAAATTAAATATATAACCACTGGTTGGTATAGTTATGCACAATAATTTTATATTTGAGAAAAACAACTTTTTATCTAAAGAAGAGTGTGATATACTTATTAAAGAACTGAAAGATAAAGTGAAAAAAGCAGAACAACAAGAATATGGTTATGAGTGTTTTGATTTAGAAGGCACTCCTATTTTTAATCAAATACAAAACAAAACTTTTCCTTTGTGGAATGAATATATAAATGCATTTCCTGAAGTTAATTTTACTACAAACAAATGGTCATTAACACATATGAGATTTAAAAAATTTAAACCAGGAAAACATTTTGAAAAATGGCACTCAGAACATAGTTATAATCATGCCACTAGAGTTTTAAATATACAACTATATTTAAGCTCTCATAAATGTGGCACAGAGTTTTATAATAAAAAAGTTGTAAAATCAGAACAAGGAAAAGTTGTTATATTTCCATCTTATTTTACTCATACACATAGAGGACAAAAGTGCCCTGATAATAAAACAAGATATTTAGTAACAGGGTATGTTAATTTTTTAAATTTATAACATGAAAAAAAATTTTATAGCTGTTAAAAAACAATTTATTACAAAGACTAAATGTAAAACTTTAATAAAAGCTTTAGATAAGGGTTTAATAACAGACAACAATAAAGACTCTAATTATAGCTTTAAAGATATTAAAGATAAAAAAATTCAAAAATTAATTGTTACTGAAGCTTTAGATATGGTTCAAAAGTATTGTTCTTATTACCCAGAGTTAAACTTAACAAAGGATAAATGGGCAATGACTTCTTTACGATTTAAAAAATTTAAACCAGGTGATTATTTTAACAAATGGCACTCAGAACATTGTGGTGACTATGCTACAAGAGTTATGGTATTTCAACTTTATTTAAGCGACCATAATTGTGGCACAGAATTTTTTAGTGGAGAAACAATAGAGTCAGAAGCAGGTAAAGCTGTTCTATTTCCACCTTATTTTACTCACACTCACAGAGGTCAACCTTGTCCTCAGAATAAAATTAGGTATTTAATTACAGGGTATTATAATTTTATTTCGTTAACTTAGAAACAATAGACTTATACTTTAATACTTTTTGTCTAAAGAATTCATTAACCTTTAACAAGGTTTCGATATGCAATTCTAGCTTTTCTATTCGATCTTTAAGATCAGTATTAAACTGAACCTCTGACACTTTTACTTGTTCAGCCATGTCTAATTTTAACTCTAAATCTTTAATAATATCGTCTTTTACGTCTTTCATCTTTAATCATTATATATTGATAAACGCCTAAAAGTCAAGTAAACTGCCGTCTACCTAAACCATAAAAAGTATGTTAAGGAATGATGCATGTTGCAAAAAATAGGATTTCAACCAGGAATAAATAAACAAATTACAGCCACAGGGGCCGAAGGGCAGTGGATAGATTGTGATAATGTTAGATTTAGATACGGTATACCTGAAAAAATAGGCGGCTGGAATCAGCTGGGAAACGTGAATGAAAATGAATTAACTGGTGCTGGTAGAGGTCTTCATCATTTTATTAACAGTCAATCAAGAAGATATGCTATAATAGGGACTAATCGTATTTTATATGCGTTTTCAGGCGGTGTATTTTATGACATACACCCCATCAAAACTACAACAACTCTTACAAGTGCATTTAGCACAACCAATGGACAACCAGAAGTTACAATAACTTTTAGCACTTCACACGGTATATCTACAGGAGACATTATTTTATTAGATAATTTTTCTACAATAACTGGATCTAATTTTGGATCTTCTGATTTTGACGATAAAAAATTTATGGTAACTTCTACTCCTACATCAGCAACATTAACGATAACTATGCCTTCTAATGAATCTGGGTCTGGTGCTACAACATCTGGAGGTATTAGAGTGCAACACTATTATCCTGTTGGTACACCGGTTCAAGAAAAAGGATATGGCTGGGGTCTTGGATCATGGGGTGGACAAGCATCAAATGCGATTACCACAACATTAAACGGGGCTTTAGGTAATGATGCATTTGGAACTGGAAGTTCAGGAACTTCAATAACGTTAACAAGCACAGTTGGTTTTCCAGATACCGGAACAAATTTTATAAAAGTAGGAACTGAAGAAATATCATATACAGGAGTTTCAGGTAATGATTTAACAGGTATTACAAGAGCAGTAAGAGGAACGACAAGGGCCTCACACTCAACTGGAGCAACTGTAACAAACACAAGTGACTTTGGAGCTTGGAACCAACAAACAGCGGAAGGTTTAGCATTAGACCCTGGTATGTGGTCTATAGATAACTTTGGTGATAAAGCTATTTGTTTAATACATGATAGTGCTGTTTTTTCTTGGGACTCTAGTTTAGGTAACGCAACTACGACAAGAGCTTCAATTATTACAGGTGCACCAACAGCATCAAGACACATGGTTGTATCTACTCCAGACCGTCACTTAGTATTTTTTGGAACAGAAACAACTATTGGAGATATTACGACACAAGACGATATGTTTATTAGATTCTCGGACCAAGAAGATATTAATACATACACACCAACAGCAACTAATACAGCTGGTACACAAAGACTGGCCGATGGATCACGGATCATGGGAGCTATTAGAGGTAGAGATGCTATTTATGTTTGGACAGATACTGCATTATTTACACAACGTTTTGTTGGCTCGCCGTTTACGTTTGCTTTCTCACAAGTAGGAACTAACTGTGGATTAGTTGGACAGAACGCATGTGTGGAAGTTGATGGTGCAGCTTATTGGATGTCAGAAAATGGTTTTTTTAGATTTGCTGGTAGACTAGAATCTTTACCATGTTTAGTTGAAGATTTTGTTTATGATGATATAAATTTATTATCTGGTAACCAAATGGTGTCCGCAGGACTAAATAACTTATTTGGTGAAGTAATTTGGTTTTATCCATCGTCTACATCAGATGTAGTTAATAAATGTGTTACATATAATTATTTTGATTCATCTCCACAAAGACCAGTATGGACAGTTGGCACTTTAGATAGAACTATGTGGAAAGATTCTGCAGTATTTGGTCAACCACATGCATTAGATTATGATGCTGGTAATGATGCATCTTTTGATGTTATTGGAAATACTGAGGGTAGAACAGCTTACTATGAACACGAAGTTGGAACAGACCAAAATAGAAATGGAACGATAACTGCTATACTATCTAATATATCATCAGGAGATTTTGACATAAGTCAAAGAAGAGGAATCACAGGTCAGTCAACAGGCGTGGCTGATATAAGAGGAGATGGTGAATTTTTAATGAAGATAAGAAGATTTATTCCTGATTTTATAACACAAACAGGGACTACAAGAGTTACATTACAATTAAGAAATTTTCCAAATGACTCACAAGCAAGTTCATCTTTAGGACCATTTGATATAACATCAAGCACACTAAAAGTTGATACTAGGGCAAGAGCCAGAGCGATAGCTCTTAAAATAGAAAACACAGCGGTAAGTCAAAGTTGGAAACTTGGAACTTTTAGATTAGATATACAACCAGATGGAAGAAGATAATGGCAAAAATAGTGCAAGTATTAACAAGACCTAGTGTAGAATATGACTATACTGTAGCCGAAGCACAGACTAGAGACTTAGATGGTGTTATTGTAAAATTAAATACAACATATCAACAAGAACTAAAAGAGGAGGTAGAAGCTCAAAACTTCTTTTTAAATTAATGGCAAATAGTTTTATAAATAAAAAAGTAGATTTAACTACAACAGACCTAACAACTTTGTATACTGTGCCAACAGCTAAAACATCTATTGTTAAATCATTATTAGCAACGGAAGATGCTGGGTCGGGTACTACATTAACTGTAACTTTAGTAAACGCTAGCGGAGCCATATTTAACATATACAAAGATAAAGCTGTAGGATCTAAAGAAACATTAGAACTATTAACAAATCCATTAATAATAGAAGAGGGTGAGTCATTAAAAGTACAGGCAGCTCAAGCAAATGAGTTATTTGTAATAGCTTCTATATTAGAAATTCAACCAAGGGAGGTTACATAATGAAAGATATACCAACAATATATCCAGATAAAATAATAGAGAAAATAACAAATATTAAAACTGGAGAACAATATATGAGTGATGAAGAGTGGAAATCTAAGAATATTCCAGAAACTGATATAAGAAAAGATGTTACAGTTTTAATGCCAAAACTTGATATTTTTTCTAAAACAAAATAAGATAGACAAATGGCCATAACAAGAGCACAACAAGTTAGACAGATGTTAAAAGACGGTAACGTTGCTATGCAAGGTGGTGTAAAAAACTACCTTGGTGAACAGGAAACTGTTTCTAATGTACCTATAAAATGGAAGTCTGGTCCTAACAAACCAGCAACAGAATTAGCTTATATTACAGACGCTGAAAAAAAATTACTATTAAAAGAAGATATACATGGATCTTTGAAAGATGGACCTAATGAAGGTCCAGAAGGCATTATGTCGTTAGATAGTGCAGGTGATAAAGACGGTCCAGTTGGAGGTTTTTCTGGAGAGGATGTAAGTGCTGCAGAAAGAGGAGAAAGAGTTGCAGGTATGACAGACGCTCAGGCAAGAGGTTTTCGTGCGGGAGCCATATCCGCAGGTGCTGGAATAAAAGACACAGATGATTTAAAAACTTTACAAGAAGCAAATCAAATAGCAAAAGGTGTTAGAAACAGATACGCCAAACAAAAGGATTTAACTTTTGTAGAAAAAATGAATCTTTATAATATAGGAACTAAACAAAAAGCGATTGATAGATATATAAACCAAAGAAAAAATAAAATAGCGGCTGGTTTAGAGTTACTTAATATTAATCCAGCGTATGATGATCCACTTGAAACATTTGACGATTTAATTGATCAAGCTCCAAGTATTACAGGAATGACTGATTTATATAGCGATAAAACAATAGATGATGTTTTAGCTGATAAAAGACAAATAGATTTTTTTACTCCAGTAAAAGGGTTTAGTACATTTGGAACTTTAGCGAACATAGTAGGCCCAAAAATGGGTGGACCTGTTACGAAAGAAAAATTACAGTCTTTATCTAAAGAAATAGGTTTGTTACAAAGTATTGATTCTTCAAAAACATCAACAAAAGAATTAATGAAAGAATTTGCACCCAATCAATACAAAGCTTCATATCCAGATGAATTTAGACAAGAAGGAGATGGAGGAGCACAGCCTTTTATACCTATAACACAAGCATCAGCACCCGTCGAAGAAGAAGACTATTACGCAAGTGTTGGTGGTAATCCATTTGAAAATAGACAAGCATACAGATTATTTAATAAAGGTGGTATAGCAGACACAGTTGTAGGTGGAGAGTTTGATTTTGAATCTGCAAGACAGATGTATGGTTTAGGTAAACTTGTTAAGAAAGTTACAAGAACAGTTAAAAAAATTGCAAAGTCACCAGTAGGTAAAGCTGCATTATTATATGCAGGAACAGCAGGACTAGGATCACTGGCAGCTGGTGGTGGAATGGGAAGTTTATTTAAATTAGGAACTTACGCACCAACTTCGGTTGCAGCTAATTTTCCTGCAATTTTTACTAGAGCAGGTGCAAAAAATATTTTATTCGGTGGAGAAAAATTATTAGGAAATCCTGCAAAAGGTAATCTTGTACCTTTTTCTGGTATTTTTGGCACTGGCGGTAAAATGTCTGCTTTAAGAGCCATTGGTCTACCTACATTAGCATCATATTTCATGACACCAAAACCAGAGGATGAAGATGAAGATGAGGATACTTACAGAGGAGAAGGTATAGATATAGAGGCTATTAGAAAAGATCCATATGCTTTTATACCTAGAAGATTTGCAGCTGAGGGTGGAGATATAGAAAAAGAACCTGTAGCTAAAAAGACTATGCCATTACTAGATATGGGTGGTAAAGAAATGGATTTAAGAGCTGAAGGTGGCTTTGTGCCAATAGGACGTATGGAAAAGGCAGATGATGTCCCTGCAAGATTATCAAAGAATGAGTTTGTATTTACGGCTGATGCTGTTAGAAATGCAGGCGATGGAGATGTGGACAAAGGGGCTGAAGTTATGTATAACATGATGAAGAACCTCGAATCCGGAGGTGATGTATCTGAAGAATCGCAAGGATTAAAAGGCGCTAGAGAAATGTTTCAAACATCACAAAGACTAGGAGAAGTTATATAATGGCTGTTACAACTACAAGAACATTACCCGCACAATTTGTTGAAGATCTAGGTAAAGATCTAGCAACACAGGTAGTAGCACAAACAGGCGTACCCGTAGTAACCACAGGTTTAGCTGGTATATCTCAAAGACCAGGTGAAGATGCAGATGCTTTTAAAGCCAGACAAGATGCAGCTAGAGCGTTTGAAATAAGACAACAAAGTTTAACTGGACTTGCGCCACAAGTTGCAGCGCAAGATGCATTACAACAAAGAGCACAAACAATAGCAGAATCACAAGCAGGAACAACAGGGCTTGCAGCATTTCAACCGTTTTTAACTCAAGCACAGACAGCAGCAACAGATGCAGCAACAACACTAGGTGGAGTACAACTTGGAGCACCAACCACGACCCAAGTGCAACAATTTATGTCTCCTTTTCAAACACAAGTTATTGATGCAACATTAGCAGAATTTGACCGTAATAAACAAATACAAGAACAACAGATCAGAGATCAACAAGCAGCTTTGGGTGCGCTCGGCAGTGGTCGAGCGGGAGTGCAACTCGCAGAGTTTGGCACAGGGGCTGCGAGAGAACGTGCTTTATTACAAGCCGGTCTCTTGCAACAAGGATTCGGACAAGCAATGCAAGCTAGACAACAAGATATTGCAAATAGGGGTGCATTAGCTGCACAACAACAAGGGTTGGGTGGATTTCAATCTCAATTAGGAGCACAAGCAGGACAAGTAGCAGGACAAAATATTTCACGTTTAGGTCAGTTGGGCGCACTGAACCAAGCGCAACAACAAGCAACTCTTGATGCACAAAGAGAAGCAACGAGACAAGCAACATTCTTACCACAAGAACAATTAGATAGGTACGCTTCACAAGTAACAGGAATTATGGGTGGATACCCTGCACAATTCTCATCTACAAACGTGCCTAATCCTACGCCTTTACAAACAGCTTTAGGAGTTGGTACAACACTTGCTGGTATTTATGGAGGATTAACAGGTAAATTTACAACACCTTTTCAAGGAACAACAAGTTAATGAATAGAATTTTAAAAAGACCAATGTTTAGAATAGGTGGTTCTGCAGGAACTGGTATTACATCAGGACTAGATAAACCAAGAAAACAATATCAACAAGGATCCAATCCATATGCTATGGGTAATTTTATGCCCGGAAGTGTGCCTGGTTTTTTAACTAGCTTTGGTTTAAACCTTTTATCTACACCACCAACAGGTAATATATTTCAAACAGCTGCAACGGCTGCAAAAGATCCATTTAACGTTTTACAAGCAGGACAAATGGAAAGAGCAAAAACAGCAGCTGAAAGAGCTTTCATAACAAGTGAAAGAGAAAAAGGCCAAGAGTTTAAAAAAGAATTACAAGAAGCAGACATAGAATCTAGAGAAAAAATAGCATCTATGAAATCAGATGATGATCTTTTAAACCTTTCTATTAGTTCATTTATAGAAGCAGATTTACCACCTTTAGTTGCAGAAAGAGCTGGTAAATTTGAAACAACGTTAGCTGATGATTTAAGAACTCAAGTTACTGGTCCTAGATATGGTGGTGTTTTAACTTTTGATGTTAGAGACAAAGACTTAGTAAACTCATCACTAGGTAAAAAACAATTGGGTAAATTAAATGGTAAGTTTGTATATGACCCTTTTGATGATAATTATAAATATATACAAATAATAAATGGTGAAGTTTACTTTGATGAATTTAAAACAATAGCTGAAATAAAATTACCTGATGTAAGCATTGGCGAAGAACGAGAAGAAGGAAAAAAATTACCACCATCTGACTTTGGTTTAAGTATAGACGATCCAATAGCATAGGAGTGTAAATGGCACTACAACCGCTCATCCCAGCAGAACAAAACAACGAAGCATCCTGGTATACCGCAGGTCTTGCAGGTATAGCATCTGGAGGTATTAAAGTTGTTGAAGGAGCTTTTTCATTAGGTGCAGAGTTAATTGATCTAGGTTTAGATACAAATACGGCTGCATCAGTAGAAATGTTTTTTGATAAGTTAAACCCATTTGAGGAGGTTGCTGAACAAAATGGTGTAGGTCGACTTGTGCAAACACTAGTTCAAATAGGTGTGCCAGGGACCGCAGGTTTTAAACTAGCTAGTAGATTAACACAAAAATATTTTGATGCAAAAAAAGCAGGTCAATTAGTAAGTGCTGGTTCTAAAAATTTAACAAAACAAAGACAAATAGCTGATGAGTTAAATAAAAAAGCAGGTTATGCAAAGTTTGGTGTAGGTGCTATCGGAGGCGCAACAGGAGAAGCGTTTGTTGCTGACGTTGAAGAAATAGGTAGTTTTGGTGACATACTTGATAGAGGACCAACTCAATTAGATGTATATGCATTAGAAGGTGGTCGAGAAGACGCTACTAGAAAATTAATGAATAGATTTAAATTTGGTAGTGAATCTTTGTTATTAACACCTTTTGTTGCAGGTGTAGGTAAATCAGCAAAAGCCATGGCAACTAGAGGACAGGAACTTATTTATAGTAATTCAAGACTAGACAGGTTTTTAGGTAAAATAGTAACTGCGTTTACTCCAGAAGGAGATTTAACAAAATCTTTGTTTGCTTCACAAAAAGTCATGGAGGGTTTTAAGGCAAGTGATTTAAACAGGACCACAGAACTTATTAAACAATTAGATAGAGGTATTTCAAGAGCGTTTCCTCAAATGCAAGAAGTTTTAGATAGATCTTTAACAACTAAAGAAAAAGATAAATTTTATAAAGAATTAAATGAATTATTATTTGATGGTGATTTAACTAAATTATCAGACCCTAAAAAAACAGACACTTTTATAAAAGATCTTGCAAAAAAAGGTGTGGACGAAAAAACTGTAAAAAATATTATAGATACAATAGACGAGTCAAGACTTAAAATAGGCGGATTAATAGAGGCCACAGGTAATTTAAATTCTAAAGAATTAAAAAATATATTACAAGATAGAATAAAAACTTTAACAAAAAGCACGTACAAAATTTTTGAACAACAACCAATTCTTGGTGTGTTTCGTAAGTATAAACCAACTGATGAATCTATGATTAGATCAATAGATTTTTTTAGAAAACAAATAGCAGAAGCAAACAAAGATATAACATTTGATCCTAATAGCACTAAATATTATGAAGATGCAAAAAATATTGTAGATAGAATTTTAGAGGACGGTGTAAAAGCTAGAAAATCAAGAAGAGGTTTAGCTGATCCAAACTACGTTAAAAAAACAATATCGGATGTAAAAGGTGAAGATTTTGCAAAACAAATTATGAAAGATGCAGATATACCGCCAAAAGTTTTAAGAGAATTATTAGGAGAAGTTCAAGATCCAAGATATGGAATATTTAATGCTATAACAGAGTTATCTGGCATGAGTAGAATGAGCGCTATGTTCAAAGAAATGTTAGAAGCAAGCAATGCTGCACAAGCAGCAGGGGGAAAAGGATCTTTTTGGTCAACTAAAGAAGCTGCCGAGGCAGCTACTAACAGACAAGTTGAAATTGTAAAAGTTGATAGTTCTTTAGCTGGTTTATCAGAATTTAAAACAGGTAGAATTAGCAATCCTGCAGGTGCAATGTTTACAACAAAACCAATAGCAGAAGCTTTAAAAAGAGCAAATGGTATAACTGAAGGTTTTTTAGTTTCAACTGCAAGAGGTACAAGAGAAGGTGCAACTGCTGCAGAAAAAGGCACAGCTTTTTTATATAGAAATTTATTATTGTTTCCTAAAGCTACGGCACAATTAGCTAAAACAGTATTTTCAATACCTACACACTTACGAAACATAATAAGCGCAGCGGGTTTTGCTGCTGCAAACGGTATATTATTTGAGGGATTTTTAAATCCAAAACTATTAGGACAATCATTTAGAAAAGGTTGGAATATATCTGGTGTTGGTAATTTAAAAGATACTAGATTTAAAGATGCAGATTTTGAAAAAGCATATAGAGAATTATTAGATTTAGGTGTTGTAAACTCACAAGTTCAAATAGGAGATGTAAAAAATCTTTTAAGAGATACTGGTTTTGGAGACAAGATATTAGAAGTAGATGCTATTGTAAATCCCTTGTTATCTAAACTTAAAAAAATACCAGCTTATTTACAAGGTAAATATGTGGCTGAAGATGATTTTTGGAAAATTACAAATTATTTTGTAGAACTTAGTAGAAGAGATGGAGCCTACCGAACTGCTGGTATAAAAAAATCTGTAGATGATTTAAAAAAAGAAGCAGCTGATATAGTTAAAAATACAGTTCCTAACTATGCTTTTGTTGGTGATGTTGTAAGAACTGCAAGATTATTACCGGTTGGTAATTTCATGTCGTTTCCATCCGAGATGATTAGAACAACTACAAACATTGGTGGCCAAGCAATTAAAGAATTAAAACACTCTAAAGAAACAATAGGAAGCAATATAGCTCCTTGGGTTTTAGAAAAAGCTACAGGAAGATTAGTAAAAAATGATAACCCATTATATAAAATAGGTGCAACAAGAGCGGCGGGCATGGCGTTCTATCTAACTGCTTTTCCAACAATGTTAGTAGAAGGAACAAAAGCATTATACAACGTGACTGAAGATGAAATACAAGCGTTACGTCAGTTTGTACCTGACTGGTCTAGAAATTCTACATTAATACCTATTAGAGATGAAAAAACAGGTGAATTAAAATATATAGATTTTAGTCACAGCCATGCTTATGATTTAATTGCAAGACCATTTAGAACTATGGCTAATGAAATTGCATCATCTACAAAAGATGGTGACACAATACTAAAAGGATTTTTAACAGGTGTTGAAGAAGCTGTAACAGAGGTAGCAGCTCCATTTATAGATGAATCTATTTGGACAGAGGCTGCTGCAGATATAAGTTTATATCCTTTACTTCCTGGTAGAGGTGGTAGAACAAGAGACGGTAGAATATTATACACTGAACAAACACCCGTTGGCGATAGAATGGCAATTAAGTTTAGACACTTAATGGAAGCATTAGCTCCATCTTACAAACAATATATTAGAATAGGATTAGCAGCAACAGGACGACCGACAAAATCAGGAGAAACTTTAGATCTTAGCGATCAAATATCTGGTCTTGCTGGATTTAGACCAATTAAAGTAGATCCACTAAAAGCCATGGGTTTTAAAATTGCAGAATATCAAACAGGTATAAGAAATGCACGAAGAGAGTTTACTGGTGGTTATTTTGGATTGTTAAAAGGTGGACCAATAAAAGCAGACGATATTATAAGTAGATTTTATGAATCCAATAAGGCAAGATTTAATGTTCAAAAAGAAATGTTTAAAAATATTAATGCAGCAGAAATATTAGGAACATCTTCATCTTCATTAAGAAAAGAATTTAGAGATAGACAGTTATCAGTTTTAACTTTTAATAATTTAAGAAAAGGTAAGTACGAACCATATTTTCCTTCAGCTGAAATAAAAGATAGATTTAAAGAAATAGCAAAAGATCTTGGAACTTTTGATGTTTATAAATTAGTTTTACCTACAATAAAAGCAATGAAAAAAGAAATGCAATTTTTAAGTTTAGATGACACTTTTGATATAGATTTAAATGATTACCTTTTACCTGACACAGGTATTGGTGCCCCTACTTTACCAACTACACCGCAGCCTGAAGCTGTAGGAACAGTAAAAAGAGCTACAGATGTTAATCCAAATACGTTATTGACATCAACAGAAGAGGCAGTACTATCTCCTGACGAGAAAATAATTAGACAAAATTTAAGAAGGACGACGTAATGAAAAAATCAGCATTACAAAAAATTGAATCACATGAAAAGCTTTGCAGAATAATGCAAAAGCAAACTTTTGAACAAATTAAAGAAATGAAGGACCGAATCAAAAGACTAGAATATTGGATAGTAGGAGGTATGGGAGCTGTTCTTATAACTTTACTTACGGACATTGCAAGATAATGGAACTTACACGTAATTTTACTTTAGCAGAATTAATCAAATCAGACACGGCGATACGTAAAGGTATTAATAATAATCCTAACGCAGAACAAATAGAAAAATTAAAAACACTGTGTGAAAAAATTTTACAGCCGGTACGTGATCATTTCGGCAGGGTAAAAATAACATCGGGCTATCGTAGCCCTGAGTTGTGTGTAGCTATAGGTAGCAGTTTAAATTCGCAGCATGCCAAGGCTGAGGCCGCAGACTTCGAAGTTGTGGGCGTTGATAACTGTGATCTTGCTGATTGGATTAAAAAAGAACTTCCATATGATCAGCTAATTCTAGAGTTTTACACTCCGGGTGAACCTAACAGCGGATGGATACATTGTAGTTATACAGAAGGGACACCACGAGCTAGTTTTTTACATGCATTCAGATCAGAAGGTAAAACAAAATACAAACCTATTATAGGTAACGCAAAAGATTTATTTGTTTAAATCCAGTCTTTAAGCTCTTCACCCAAAACTTCAGATGCAATATTTATTTTATCTCTTAAAGCCTTCACAATCTTCTCGTCAACAGTTTCCTCACAAATCAGATCGACATAAGTCACTGCTTTTTTCTGTCCTATCCTGTGTGCTCTGTCTTCTGATTGTAATCTCTTTTCTAGGTCATATCCGTTAGAATAGTATATTACGGTGTTTGCAGCCGTCAAAGTAATGCCATAGCCGCCCGTAGACGGCGTTCCTACCATAAATCGGCACTTAGGGTCGGACTGAAATTTACGTATGTTATCTTGTCTTTCATCTTGTGGCGTGAGTCCATAATAACTAACCACGGACCCCGGACCATATTCTTTTTCTATATTCTCTACAATTTGTGAAATATCTTTTTGA